AGAATCAGCCTGGTAATCTTTCTTTACGACTTCTCTACAGATCTCATCTTTATATTTTAGTAGCAGTACGTCTATCTGTAAATCTGCTAACGCTTTTTCATCAATAAGTTTCTTAGTTGTGGTTACTTTATGCACTGGTCCAAATAAACCCTCGAGTACTAACTGGTGAGTCTGTGTACCATCAAGTGTACCGGTAGTTCCCATTCTATATTCTGCATTAACACATTTTTCTAAGATGGCTGTGAGCGACTTCGCTTTAAAGTTATGTGCCTCATCGCCGATTACCATTCCATAGTTTTGGAACCATGGAGCTCGTTCTTTATAGATTGATTGCCAAGTGGTAATAATAACTCGTTGCTGTAAGTTGTACTTCTCTCGACCAGAGTAGATCTTATGGCAATTCTCTTCAGCACTCCATTCATCATACTGTGAATAATCTGCAAAGTCTGAGTACATCTGTTCTACCAGCGATGTGGTAGGTACGATCAGTAGTACATTTAAATCACTAGAATCTAAGAAGGCTCTCATCGCCATATAAATGATCAGTGATTTACCAGATGCTGTAGGTGAAAGCAATAGGGTTTTCTTATTTGAAAGCGCATGCTCTAATGCTGCTAATTGGTAATCACGTGGCTCAATCTTTTGCCCACCAGCAGTAAGGGTTAATCCATCTGTAATATAAGATGTTTCAATCTTCTGTATAGCGTCTGGGCGACCAAACGCTGAGTTCTCTACTACAATCTCATATTGTCTAGCATCAGCAAATTCTTTAAGATATTTGTATAGACCACAGTATAAAGTTTTCTTTCTCTGGTCAAACAGTCTTATCTTGCCATCCCACATTCTATTCTTATATGCTGGCATAAATTTATAGCCAGGAACAAAGAAGCAGAAATGTTCGGATAACTCCATTTCTATACTAGGTTCAGTTTGAATGTGCAGAAAAACTTCGTTCTTCTTTGTGATTACTAGTTGGTCCAAGTTATGATTCCATCACATAGTCTATAGGTATATTTATTAGTTACTAAAGTAACGCCATCAAAATGCTTTATCGTTTCCTTTGAGTTCTCTTGGATAAAGTTTTTTAGCTGAGTTAAAGAATGCCATCGTCCATTCTTTTTCTCTATATTATCTATAAGGGTCATACGCCACTCGTAAATTTATGCCAATCAATAGCATTCTTAATAGACTGATGTCGCCACTTAATGTTATCCATTATTTCTTTAAGAGTATCTACAAGCTCTTGAGTGTATTGCATTTTAGCTTGATGTTCTTGAATCAATGGATCTGAGTCGTACCATTTATCCATATCGCCTTTTAGAACTGTAAGACCATTTAGTGGGTCAGGACTCCAGCCTTTACTTGATAATTCTTCCTGCGAGAGTTTACCATTATAGTGCATAAACTTATCACGTAAAAGCACCTTAAAGTCAAGGTCTAATTTTTTAAGTTTTAGTTTGTTTATGGAGTATAGTTCTAGATATTTGCTGTGAAGTTTAGCAGATTCGCGGGATGCATCACCAAGATTCATTTCATCTATAACAGAGTCTTTCTTCCACATTTCAATAATTGATTCTAAATTGTTCATAATATTCTCATGTTGTACTTATATGTATACCTATTATAACACAGGTAAACTCAAATGTACAATGTTTTATAGTATTTCAAAGTTGGTATACTTAAAAGTAGCTGATACCTGAAGATATTCTATCGAATCATTCTGTGTATTAAACTCTAAGCTATCTAATGACGTAGGGAAAATGCCATTAAATCTTATCGTCTTAGCAATATTATTGTGGCTATTAAGAATCTGAAGTTCTGCAGTCTCAGATGTATCCGCTTGCTTAATTGAATCGTGCATCCAATTAAACATTTCGATATAGTTTTCCATATCTTCAGTAACATTAAATGTTATAGACAACGGTGAAAAGTTTAGTCTATCGCCAGCTACGCCATGGTTAGAACCACGATAGGGTAGAGCAACTTCCGTTATGTCTATATTAGGCAGAGTGACTGCCGTACAGAAGTACTCTACGTTTCCATACTTTTCTCTGTTGATAACAAACTGAAATCCAACAGGTGATAGAAAATTCTTATTTGTAGTTAATTCGCCCATAATACTATTTATACTTTTTGTCCATTCAATACTTATTTATACGCAATAAAAAGGGACCCCGAAGGATCCCTTAATATTAATAGTTATTAATTAACTACTAGCTTCCTGGGTTAACGTCACCGTTAATGTTCGTTACTTTGAACTTGCGGAAGTAAACGTTCTGACCAGCAGCAATGCTAGTGAACGGGTTAGAAACAAGACCGTAACGAGTCTTAAATCCGATACGTGGCTGGAAGTCGTCTTCGCCAACTGCTTTAACCATTTGTAATGGTACGTATGGGCAGTAGAATAGACCAGCGTCGTATGGGTTTGAACCTCTGTAACCAACAGTTACATAGTCAACACTTGCGTATGGATCGATGTATACTTTGATGCCAGAGCCAAGAGTACCAGCGAAAGTATTACCAGTAGGATCTACATTCAGTGAACCTGCACCTGAGTAGTTAAGATCACCAGAAGCAGCCAATAGAGATGCAACGTTAGCAGCACAGATAACGTAGTTACCTTTACCACGACGAGTTGCGATAGCAATTGAGTTAGCTTGCTTTTCGATTTCCATAAGAAGTGACTTAGCTTTTTCAGTCAACCAACGACCGTCTGAAGAATCAAGGTCGAAAGTATTACCGCCTGTACGTACTTTAGCACTTAGGTTAACAGTACGAACAACTTCACGGTTGATTTCAGCCAAGATTTCTGAAGAAAGAATGTTAGCCAACTCAGACTCAGCGTCTAGACCGTGTACAGCTTTAAGGTCTTGAGCCAATTCCATAGTGTATTCAGCTTTTAGTGCACGAGACTTAGCAGTTACTGAAGTACGCTCAATGGTAAAGCCCATTTCGCCAAATCCAGTACCACTAAGAGCTTCAGCAGCACTTGTAGCCATACCAGCGCCTGGAGTGTAGTCGTCAACAGTATCATCGTCGTCTACATCAGCAGCAGCACCGCCTACAGTAGCAGTATCGCCAGCGAATGGATCGCTACCCTTAAGTTCAGACCCATTGCCTACGCCTGAGAACTCAGTATCAGCTTCGTTGAATAGAGCTTCAGTGTCACTAGTAGCGATTACACCGCCGTCAGCAGCATTGTAACGTGATTTCATCGCGAAGATAAGGCCAGTAGGACCAGTCATTGGCTGTACGCCAGCGATATCATAAGCGATAAGGTTAGGCATTGCGCGACGTACCAATCCGATAAGTACAGGATCGATTGCACTGTCTACAGTACCAACGCCAGCAGAAGCATCAGTAGTGTCTTCCGCGATGAAGTTGCCTCTGTAAGCAGCAGCGCTTTGACGCATTGCTTGTTCTTGGTTTTCCAAAAGACGAGCAGTTACGCCCGCTTTATAATTGTCTTCGATGGGAGTAGCGCCTTCAGCTTTTAGTACTGGGCTCCACTTCTCCATTAGATTTTGATCAGCTTGAAACATTTTTAAATTCCCCTTTAGGTAATATGTTTACTTATTTAATTTGTTAATTGCTTGAGTATATCTAGCCATAGTGTCGGTTACATCAACGGATTGAGTACCAGCACCAAGTAAGCTATCAGCTTCGTCGACTGAGTCAGCAGCTTCACCTTTAAAGTATGATTCTTTAACAACTTTTACTTTCATTTCGAAAGTTTCAGCGTCATCAAAATCGATATCTTCGACTAGAGAAGAAAGCTTTTCAGCTTCAGTAGTAGCTAAGTCAGAAGCGTGTTCAGTTACAATTGCTGCACGTTGGAAATCCTGTACAGACTCATGTAATTGAATATTATCTTCTGTTGATTTATTGAGGCTCTCTTCGAGTTCAGCAACTTGCTCAGATAGTTCATCTACCAAGTCTACTTTACTTTCAGGAACATCAATGTAGTGTTCTACAAATACTTTTTGTAGAGAAGTCATAAATTCTTCAGCGATTTCGGTACGTAGACCTGTTTCAACTGCAACTTCATTGTCTTGCATCCAAGTTTCAACTACATAGTTCATGTAAGAATCTACTTTATCAACAAGTGAAGTTTGAATTTCTGAAACTTCTTCTTCCAGATTTTGCACGTACTCAGCTTCAAGGCGCTCTACTTCGTGAGCAAGCTTAGAAGTCAATACAGCTTCAAAGATAGCTCCAGCCTTTCCTCGGAAATCTTCAGAAAGAGTAGCTTCTTCTGCAACCAAAGCGTCGAGATCTTCTTCAAAATCTACTGATTCAACTTTAGCCTTCTTAGCTTTTTTACCTTTTATTGCGTCATCAACTGATTTGATAGAATCTTCTTCCGAAGTTTCATCAATCTTAGTCATTTTAGCAAATAATTTCTGTGCATCTTCTTTACGGGCTTTCTTCAACATCTCTACTGCAGCCTGGATTACACCAGCCTTAGTTTTTGGAATCTGGACAGACTCAACGGTTTCTTCTTCGTCTTCGTCTTCTTCCTCGACTTCTTCTTCGTCTTCGTCTTCTTCCTCAACTTTTTTAGCTTCTTCTAGCTCAACTTCTGCCTCGTCTAAATTCTCATTTTCAACGAGCTCTTCAGTCTCTTCTTGAATTTGCTCTTCAGTAGCT